GAGGCGCTCGATGTCGTCGCGGTAGGCCCGCAACACCTCGCTTTCCGTAAGGGCAGCGGGGGCGGCGGGGGCCGTAGGGGCAACGAACATCAGCCCTTCGCCCGTCTCCAGCCACACCCGCGAAACCTTGTGGACGCAGCAGATGGCGATGAGAAGGGTGTCGCTGATAGCAGCCTTGCCCTTCTTTACACGGGAGATGTGGTCCAGGCCAACCCCCACCGATGTGGCGAATTCTCCCATGCGGCGGTTGTAACCGAGCGCTCTGATAAGAGCATCCAGCCGCTCGCCCAGGGCCGGTGAAGACGATTTTCGACTTTGCATCGAAATTTCTCTTGTATTTCGACATCATGTCGAATACCGTCCCTGGTAGGCGAATACTCCACGACGACCCGTCTACAGGTATCGCAGCACATGGATAAGGACAAGCACCGAAAGCTGACGGCGCGGCGGCTCAAGCGGCTGCTGGAGGATGCGGAGATCTCGCAGACACAGATCGCCGCGGAGGCGAAGGTCTGTAAGCAGTACGTCTCCGCGGTGATCCACGGCGACCGCAAGAGCTACGACCGGGTGCGCCCGGTGATCGCCCGGCACCTGGGCTTCGACCCGTGGGTGGCGGACAAGCAGTCCAACGAGCACGCGGCTTAGGAGGGGGGGGCGATGGACGCTACTTCTCGCCGAACGGGTCCTCCCCGTCCAGCGGCCACAGATAGGAGCGGGTCAGACGGAAATCCCACGCCGCCTCGGCGGCTTCCGATGTCATGTCCCGATAGCCCCGACCAGGAAACAGGGCGTGACGCTCGACGCGCTCCAGAAATCTCCGGCCTTCCCGCGCCAGGTACACGGCAACCAGGATCAGCAGGGGCCGGCGCGCATCGTCCTTCCAGGCGACTCGTTTTGCGCGAGCGGCGGGTGACGCTTGCAGAAATCGCAGCGCTTCCTCCCGTTCCCGACCCACTGCGCCGAGAAAGCCGGCCGCGCGCATCTCGGCGCACTGGCCGCGCAGCGCTTCTATCTCGCCTTCGGAAAGCGCCTGAAGCAGCTCTTCGGCGATGTCCAGGGGCGCTTGCACGTATCGTCCGAGCGACATGGGGCCTCCTGCGGCGGGTGCGGCGCCAGCTTAGCAAAGGAGCACGACCATGACCACGAACAACGCCGATCCGATGAAACTCAATCGAGGGGCGTCCAGGTCACGTGCCGGCGCCCGCCGCGGGTCAGGTCAATCCACTTCGCTGTCAGCAGTGTGGACACCTTTCCGCGAAGTCCGGGTGGATATCCCAAAGGGGTATCGGGCCGTTGCGATTGAGCTTGTAGAGCGGCCTCCCGCGCCGAGCGCGCCAGGAACACCAGGTGCGCTCGATCCGTGGCTGGCAGACGGGCGTAGGCTCGACGCTTGGCTTCTGTGTCTCCCCCTGCGGTCAAGAGATCGACAAGCGGGTCGAGGGCCTCGTGATACGCAAGGAGGTCTTCCGGCAGGGGCCGGGCCGGGTCGGACTGCGGATCAAAGCCAAACATCTCCGCCGCTGCATCCAGCCATTCAACGATTTCCGCTGGAAATAACCATCGCAATTCCGCGGGCGTAGCGCGGACGGTGTCGAACCGCCGCAGGCGGGGCTTTTCGCGCTTTGCCATTGGGGCCTCCGGCAAGAGGCCGGAAACCAGCACGGGAACGCTGCCATGAACAACGGACACGCCGGTACGGAACTGACCACGCTGGAGGCGGTGCGGGACGCGATCCTGCACCTGCCCGGGCGCCCGCCCTTCATGCTGGCGCGGGACCTGGCGCGTGCCTACGGGTGCGAAGTCAAGCAGATCACCCAGGCTGCACGCCGGAATCCTGCGTTGTTCCCCGAGCCGGAAGCCCGCTTTGCGCTGACCAACGCGGAGCGATCTGGGTTGCTTCAAGCCGCCCACATCGAACGAAAGGCCACCACGCGGGGCCTCCGCGGCTACACGCGAATCGGCTCCAACATGCTGGCGGCGTTCATCCGCACCAGGACCGCGAAGGAGCGGCTGCTGCTGATCATGCGGGCCTTCTCGGCGCTGGATGAGGCGGCGCAGGCCGCCCGCCCGGAGCGGGGCACGCCCGAGTGGGAGGTGGAGTTTCGGCGGAACGAGGCGCTGCGCCGCTTCGAGAAGCGCTTCGGCAAGGGTGAGCAGGCGATGGAGCGGGTGGCGAGCCTGTCCCATCGGCTGACCCGGCAGGAGGGCCGCATCCGGCAACTGGAGGCGGAGACGAACGACGTGCTGCGGGCGCAGGTGAACGGGCTGCTGGACGCGGTGTGCCGGCTGGAACGGCGGGTGGAGCGGGAGGCCGCCGCCGGCCCGGAGACCGTGACCGTGCCCCTGGCGGAGTATCGGCGCCTGCTGGCGGGGCGGGACGCGGCCCCGCCGCCGGAGCCCACGCGCAAGAAGCCGGTCATGCCCGCGTGCGTGGATGCCGCGCGCCTCAAGGCGATCCAACGCTACCTCGCGCGGGGGCTGACCCGGCAGGAAATCGCGCGGCTGGTGGGCATCGGGCGCACCAGCGTGAACCAGGCCCTGCGCGCAGTGCACGAAGGAACCGAGGCCGCCGCGTCCACGGACGGGCGGAAACCGCGCAAGGACGCGCGGGCGGCCACCCCTCGGCGGGCGGCGAGCTAGCCCGCCATGAAGGAGTGGATCAGCGCCCGCGAGCTGGCGGGCCTGCCGGGGCTGCCCGGCTCGGAACGGGGCGTGCTGCTGCGCGCCCGAAGAACGGGCTGGATCAGCCGCTCCGCGCAGCGGCGAGGCGGAGGCCGTGAGTACGCGCTAAGCGCACTGCCCGAGGAGACGCGGGCACACCTGGAGGCCGAGGCGATGGAACAGACCGCGATGCCCTTTGCGAGCGCGCCCGTGCTGCCGCCGGCCCTGCTGGCGGCGGAGCAAGGCACGGCACATCTGCGGGACTGGCAGCGCGAGCGCCTGGCCGCGCGTCTGGTGGTGCTGGACTACATCGAGCAGATCGCGCGGGACCTGGGCCTGTCGCGCGAGAAGGCGCTGGCCCTGGTGATCGAGCGCGCCCGCAAGCGCGAGCTGCCGCCGCACATCCAGGCCCAGGCCGAGGCCGCCAACGCGCACGCCGCCAACAGCGCGGCGCGGCTGCTGAGCCGGCGCACGGTGCTGCGCTGGCGGGCCGAGCGCGAGCGGGGCCTGACGCACCTGGCACCCAAGGCACAAAAGGAACAAGTGCCAATCTGGGCGCGACCCCTTTTGCAATTTTGGCAGCAGCCGCAGAAGCCGAGCCTGGCCGAGGCGCTGCGCCTGCTGACCGCCGCCGGCGTGCTGCCCGCGGCGTCCGTGCCGAGCTACGACGCGGCGCGGCGCTTCCTGGGGCGCATGGGGGAACTGGAGCGCGCCAAGGGGCGGATGCTGCCCCACGCGCTGCGCGCGCTGCGCCCCTTCGTGCGGCGGGACACGTCGGAACTGCGCCCGGGGGACGTGTACACGGCGGACGGGCACACCTTCGATGCCGAGGTGGCGCACCCGATCCACGGGCGGCCCTTCCGGCCCGAGATCACGCTGATCCTGGACGCGGCCACGCGGCGCCCGGTGGGCTGGGCCTGCACGCTGGCCGAGACCGCGCTGGCCGTGGTGGACGCGCTGCGTCACGCGTGCCTGCGCTGCGGCATCCCGGCGATTTTCTACGCCGATCGTGGGCCGGGCTACCGCAACGAGATGCTGGAGGGGCCGGCCATCGGCTTCGCCGTGCGGCTGGGGATCACGGTGGAGCACTCCCGCCCGCAAAACCCCCAGGCGCACGGTCTGGTGGAGCGCGCGCACAAGACGCTGTGGGTCAACGCCGCGCGGGCGCTGCCCACGTACATGGGCGCCGGCATGGACCGGCAGGCGCGCCAGCGCGCGCACAAGGCCAGCCGCGCCGGCGTGCCCGGGGCGATGCCTTCCTGGCAGGAGTTCTGCGCGGGCATCGAGGCCGCCGTGGCCGCCTATGAGCACCGCCCGCACCGCGGCCTGCCCAAGATTGACGATCCGATCACCGGCAAGCGCCGGCACTGGACGCCTCTGGAAGCATGGAGCGCCTGCGCCCACGGAGGGGCACCAGAGGTTCCCGCGCCGGAGGTGGCGGACGACCTGTTCCGGCCCCAGCTCATGCGCACGGCGCAGCGCTGCGAGGTCTCGTTGTTCGGCAACACCTACTTTTCGCACGACCTGGCCGAGCACCACGGGCGGCAGGTGGCGGTGGGGTACGACGTGTGGGATGCCACCCAGGTCTGGGTGCGCGACCCGGAAGGCGCCCTGCTGGCCGTGGCCCACGTGGACGGCAACAAGCGCCACTATTTTCCGCGCACCGTGGTGGACGTGGCCCGCGAGCGGCGCGAAACGGGGCGACTCAAGCGCCTCCAGCGACACCGGGACGAAATCCTGGCCGAGGCGCAGGGCGCGCTGCTCACGCCCGACTCGGAGCCCCTCACGCCGGAGGAACAGGCCGCCGCGCAGGCCATGCGCGCGCGCCTGCTGGAGGCGCCCGCGGAGCCCGCGCCCACGGCAGACGGGCGCCCCGTGTTCCAGGGCGAGTTCGCCGAGCGCGACTGGGGCCGCTTTTGCCAGGCGCACTTCGCGGAGCTGGACGCCGCCGAGCGGGGCATGTTCCTGCGTCGGCTGGAGAGCGGGCTGTTCCGGGCGCTGGTGGGGATTGACGAGCAGGCTGCAGAGCAGCTTTCGAGGGCGGTCGGCTGACCCCGTTTTGCAGGCGGGTGGTCAACCGACCGTACAACCCACGCCCGGAGGGTAGCCCACGCGGCGCCCCGGGGCAAGTCAGGGAGTGACGCATGCGGACAGTCTACGCGGAGACGGAAAACTACACACGGCTGCTGGCCGCCGTGCAGGCGGTGGAGCAGCGCGCGGCGCGCGAGGCCGGCCTGATCGTCGTCACCAGCGAGCCGGGCTACGGCAAGACTCGTGCGGTGCAACGCTTCGCGGTGCAGCACGGCGCGGTGTACCTGCGCGCCATGACGCACTGGACGCCGCACATCGCCCTGGCCGCGCTGGTGCGGCGGCTGGGGGCGGCGCCGGAATTCGGACGCGAGCGCCTGCTGCGGCAGGCGATGGCGCTGCTGTCCGCCGACGGTGGGCTCAAAGCCGTGATCCTGGACGAGGCGGAGCACCTGCTGCGCGACACCCAGGTGCTGGAGACGGTGCGCGACTTGTCGGACAGCCTGGAGAACGTGGTGGTGCTGGTCGGCATGGAGCGCCTGCGCACGACGCTGCAACGCTACCCGCAGGTGTCCAGCCGCGTGGCGCGGGCCGTGACGTTCCAGCCCGCGAGCCTGGAGGATGTGGCCCTGCTGTGCCGGGAGCTGGCCGAGGTGCCCATCGGCGCGGACGTGGTGGAGGAGTTGCACCGCCGCTGCCAGGGGCGCCCCCGCGTCGCCATCAACGCCATCAAGCGCGTGGAGGAGCGCGCCCGGGCCAACCGCCTCAAGACCGTGGCCCTGGCCGACGTGCGCGACGTGCTGGCCGAGGACGACTGGCGCCGGAACGGAGGGGCGAAGAAATGAGCGGCGCCAACGCCCTGCTGGCCACGATGGCCGGAGAGCCGCGGCTGTGGAGCGCCGCGGAGCTGCACCGGGCCTTCGACGCGCGCACGACGCGCACCAACGTGCAGCAGCGCTTGACCGTGCTGCGCCAGCGGGGCCTGATCCGCCGGCGCATGCTCCCCGCCTACATCGTCACGGAGGAGGGTATGGCGGCACTGACCAACAAGGGCCGGCCTGTGCGCAGCGGCCCGCGCGGCACGCCCGCGCCACGCGGCTTCCGGGCGCGAGCCTGGGCGGCGATGCGGATGTTCGAGGGGGCGTGGTTCAGCGCCGGCGACGTGGCGGAACTGGCCGCGCGCGAGGAGAAGGCGCCGCTGCGCCTGGCCGAGGACTACCTGAAAGCGCTGCGGATGGGGGGCTACCTGCTCCGCACCCGCTCCGGCGGCTACCGGCTGGTGGAGGACACCGGCCCACGGCACCCGGTGGTGCGGGCGCCGCAGGGCACGCTCTACGACCCCAACACGCGGACGACCGTCCGCATGGAGGGCTGATGATCGCACCGGAATGGCTGGAGACGGGCAAGGGCCAGTCCCGCGAGCTGGGCCTGGTGGCGTGGGGCGGCGCGACGCTGCGGCGCCTGTTGTGGTGGCGCCGGGTGCGCGACGGCCTGGGCGACATGCTGGGCATCCAGGCGCGCAGCGCCCGGCGCGGAATGCGGCGGCGGGCCATCGGTCGCGCCCTGCGGCAGGCCCTCGGGCTGGCGAGGCCGGTGTAGCCATGCCCACGCTCATTCTCTGGCAAAGCGATGCGGGCTCGGGCCGCTGCGACGCCCGTTGTCACGACGCCATCACCCCGCCCGCCACGTGCGGCTGCATCTGCCGAGGAAGCAACCACGGCGTAGGGCACGAGCAAGCCCTGGAGTACGTGCGCGCGAACGCACCGGTGATGGCCGAGGGCTATCGCGGGATGCCGGGCCTGCGTGTGGCGCTGGCCGACGAGGCACGCCAGATGACCCTGTTCGGAGGCCAGCGTGACTGACGTTCCGCTCCCCGAGCGCATCCTCAAGCGGCTGTTCGCCTGGCACATCGGGCACGGGCGCGGTGTGCGCTGCCGTGTTTTGGCCCAGGCGGTGCGGGCCAGCGAGCGCGAGGTGCGGGAGGCGATCACGGCGCTGCGCCTGGCCGGGGAGCCCATCGGGGCGCATCCGCGCTGGGGCTACTACATCATCGAAACCCCGGAAGAGCGTCGGGAGACCTGCGACTTTCTGCGGAGCCGCGCGCTGCACAGCCTCAAGCTGGAGGCGCGGTTGCTCAAGGTGTCGCCGGCGACGCTGGCCGGCCAGATGGCCCTGGAACTGGAGGAGGCAGGATGAGCACCAAAACAGTCGGCCCGCGCCCCGCGCCGGGGCCGGTGATCGTGGCGGTGTGCCGTCGCTGCGGGGATGCGCTGCGGCGCGAGGACGCGCGCGTGCGGGGGCCGGACGGCTATCTCCACGCGCGCTGCACGGTGCAACGGGGCTGGGTGCGGACGTGCCGCGTGTGCCGCTGCACGGACGCCGCCGAGCACCTGACCGACGCCGGCCCGTGCTGGTGGATCGAGCACGACCGATGCAGCGCTTGCGCGCCCACGCCCGCAGAGCGGGCGGCGCAGTTGGAGGGACAATGGGCGACGACCTGATCCGCAAGGTGGAGAAGCTGCTGGCGCTGGCTGGCAGCGCCAACGAGCACGAGGCCAGGCTCGCGGCAGCCAAGGCGTACGAGCTGCTGCACAAACACAACGCCGGGTTGGACGCGGTAGAGCGCGCTCGCCGGGGTTATGTGAGCCGGGTGCTATGGAGCGGGCGGAGGCCTCCCTCGGAATGGCGGTCCTGCCAGGTCGTGCTGAAGAGGTTCTTCTACGTCCACCCGGTGCGCCTCGGAGTGCCAGGCATGTACGTCGGCGTGGCGGTCGGCTCAACCGTCAACACGACCATCGCCGAGCACGTCTACCACTTCCTGGCGCGCACGTTCCGACGCTCATGGGCCGACCGCCGGAAGCGGCTGGGAAAGCGCGCCGGGAAGCGGGCGGCCCTCTACAGGGGCCTGCTCGTGGGGGTGCTCCACACGCTGTACGAGCAGGCCGGAGGCGCCTTTCCGCCGGAAGACCCGGCCCTGCCCGCCGCCGCCGAGCGCATGCATGGCGCCCTCGGGTCGGGACGGAAATCGCCACGTGTGCGCACCGGGAACGCCTATCGGGAGGGCTACCACGAAGGCCGCCGGGTACGCCTGCACAAGGCCGTGGAAGGACATTCCGAGAACAGCGGGAAAGCGCTGCCCGCTCCTACCTAAGCCAAGGAGGCGACGATGACGACGGGGATGGAAGCGATTGAACGGCAGACCAAGCTCTACGCCGATGCGCGCAGCCTGCTCTCCGAGCGGGTGGGTGCGCTGCAGAAGGAGATTGACGACGCCAAGCGACGCAAGGTGCCGGGCATCCGGACCGCGCTGACGGCCGTGGCCGAAGCCTACGCGCTGCTGACGCTGGAGATCGAAGAGCACCGCGGCCTGTTCGACAAGCCGCGCAGCCAGGTCTTCAACCGCGTCAAGGTCGGCTTGCAGAAGGGCAAGGGCGCGGTGTCCTTCGACGACGAAGAGCGGGTGATCAAGCTGATCCGCAAGCACCTGCCCGACCAGGCCGACGTGCTGATCCAGGTGAAGGAGAGCGTGCGCAAGTCCGGCCTGGGCGCCCTGACCGTGGAGGAGCTGAAGCGCATCGGCTGCGAGGCGGCGGCCACCGGGGACGTGGTGCTGATCAAGCCCGTGGACAGCGAGGTGGACAAGCTGGTCAAGGCGCTGCTGAAGGGCATCGAGGACGCGGAGGATTAAACCATGAACCGCAAGCGCAGCCTCCAGCACATCAGCCGGCGGGAGCGCCGCCGGGCGGGACACGCCTACGAGCGCCGGGCCGTGCACCACGCGCGGAACAGGCTGGGCGAGCGCTACGGCCTGTACTTGAGTACCGAGGACTTCTGGGCGCTCGTGCGAGCGATCCAGGCCGGCCAGGTACGGCGGCTTTACGACGACACGCCCTGGTCGAGCTGGTACGTGGTGCGCGTCGAGGGCCGCCCCGCGCTCGCGGTGTACGACCACCGGCAGCGCGTGATCAGGACGTTCGTGGCGCTGGAGCAGCTCGCCTGCATCGGCCTGCGCGCGGAGGACGTGGCTTGATCGCGGACGCAACCTGCCCCACGTGGCGGCTGATCACGGGCCTGGCCGCGGATCACGGCGTGCCGGACTGCGCCGCGCTGCCCGCGCCCTGGGTCTGCGACCTGGATCACGAGTGGGTGCTGGTCGTCAACGGGCGGCCCAAGCCGCAGGACGTGCGCGGCAACTGGGTGCCGGCGGGCCTGTGTACGGTGCTGCGCTTCGGGCGGCCCGTGGCCTGGGTGTGGGAGGGAGGCATCCGCTTCGACCCCGACAAGGGCGATTGGGAGGCGCTGTACGACACGATTGTGAGGCACCGGGAATGGATGACCAAGCCCGCGTAGCGGAAACGCTGCGAGCCGCGCGGGCGCTGGCGCTGCTGACGCGCAACGCCGTGACCAGCGAGAGCGCGATGCTCGCGTGCGAGCACCACGCATGGCTCCGCCAGGTGCAAGACCAGGCCCGGCTCGTGGAGCGGCTGACGCACGCGCTGGGCGTAACGGTGGAACCTGACACGAGAGGTGAGGATGCCGACGCCACGCCCTGACCGCCGCCCCAAGCTGCTGGCGCGCGTCCACATCCTGGCCAAGGAGCTGGGGCTGGACGATCACCAGTACCGGGATTGCTTGATGGATGCGTTCGGCGTGCGCACCAGCCGCGACCTCAACGAGGCGGAGCTGATGGCCTTCGCCGACGGCCTGGCGCGCCTGCTGCCGGAGAAGCACCCGCAGCGGCGGGCCGTGCGCCCCGGCGCGCCGCGCAACCTGAGCAAGCCGGCGCCTGCGGGTGAGTCCAGCCGCAACGCGCAGCTCCGCAAGGTCGAGGCCCTGTTGGCGGAGGCCGGCTACCCGTGGAGCTACGCGGACGTGCTGGCCAAGCGCATCTGCAAGGTGGCGAGCATCGCCTGGGTGCCCGAAGACGAGCTGTACAAGGTCATCACCGCGTTGGAGCTGGACGCGAAACGACATGGGAGGGAGAGAGGATGAGCAATTCGGTTTTGTTCCGGCACGAGCAGACCTGCAAGGAACCGGTGCGGCGCAGCACGCCGTACGCCTACAGCCACCGCGGCTACTCAATCACGAAGGCGCCCACCGGCTGGCAGGTGCGCGACAGCGCCGGGCTGCAGAACGAATATCGCACGCTGGCCGATGCACTCCACGGCATTGACCAGCGCCCGCCGACCCGCCACCCCATGCCTGAGGAGCAGCGCCAGTGATGGACGAGAACCTACGCGCGCGGATGGTCGCCATTGACGCCTGGTTCGAGCAACGCCAGGGAGCGCCGTTGTCCCCGGAGTTCTATTTGATCTCCCTGGCCGGCGAAGTAGGCGAGCTGCTCAACCTGTGGAAGAAGCGCATGCGCGGCGATGCGTGCCACCCAGGATGGTTCATGGACGAGGTCGCCTGTGAATTGGCCGATATCCGCATCTACCTGGAGCACACAGCCCGAAAGCTCGGGGTAGACCTGGACGCGGCCACGGCGCGCAAGGTCGAAATCTGCGAGCGGCGCTGGGGCATCGGCCAGGCGAAGGAGCCGCGGCCCGAGGGTCCGCCGCCGGCGATGCGGCCCGCGATCACCGAATCCAAGATGCGCGGCGGCGGCCTCAAGCCGCCCGGGCGCAGCCCGCGGCCCCAGGTGGCGCCGCAGGGGCGCCGCCGTGCGTGAGCCGCGCTGCAACGGCTGTGGACGCAAGCTGAGCCAGGTGCGGGTGATGTTCACCCTGCGGCGGGGGCGCATCTGCGAATGGTGCGTGCAGCTCGCGCTGAACCAACTGCTGGACACGGGTCTGCGGGTGAGCCTGGAGCCGCCGCGGCCCCTGACGCTGGAGGCGACGGGCGATGGAAGCGCCGAAGAGCAGGCCCTTGACGGCGGCGGACCAGCTCGCAAGGCTGCGCGCCGCCGCTGAGGCGGGCGCCGCGCAGCAGAGGCCCGAACACCCGGCGGAGCCCTACCCGATCTCGGGCGGGCTGCGTCGCCGGCATGACCTGGTGGCCGACCTGGTGACGGAGATCGCCGGCAAGACGGTTTGGACGCTCGGCCATCAGCGTATGCCGTGGGGGGTGTTCCTGCGCACGCTCCAGCAGTTCGGGGTCTCGCTGGTGGTGGACGTGCGCCATACGCCGTGGCCGAAGGCGGTGCAGTTCGGCGAGGAACGCCTGCGCGACGAGTTGAAATTGGAGGGCATCGGCTATCGGCGCTGGCCGGCCCTCTGTGGGCGGAGCCAGCGCGCCCAGGGCTACGAGCGCGAGCTGGTGAACCTGTTGGATCACGTGGCCAGCGAGCGGGCGGTGGTGCTGCTGTGCGTGGAGGAGGACCCGCGACGTTGCCACCGCTGGACGATCATCGGCGCCGACCTCAAGGGGTTGGGCGTCAACGTGAAGAACATCCGCTCGCGGATGGCCTACTAACCGCAACCAGGATGGTTGCTCGGAGCGCGCATGGACGCGACGGCGCAGACAGACCGGGAACTGGAGGGCGTGCAGTTGGGCGACCTGCCGCCGGAGTACCGCGGCGTGGCGGAGTACGTGGGGTTGGGCACGGCGCTGGAGCTGGTGGCCTGGCGCGGCGGCTCCGCGCTGCTGGTGCCCGTGCGCCCAGGCCCGGAGCATGCGCTGGTGCGGCGGCTGGGAGCGGAGCGAGCGGGTTCGCTGGTGGCGGCCTACGGCGGATCGCGCATCCACGTGCCCACGCGACGGGGCGTGCTCCAGGCGTCACGGGACCGTGCCATCCGCGCCGCGCGCGCCGCCGGGGCGACGGTGCCCGACCTGCTGGAGCGCTACGAGCTGTCGGAGCGGCGGCTGTACGAAATCCTGGCGAGGACGCCGTGAGCAAGCCGACCCATTTCCGCTGCCGCGTCTACGGGTTGCTGAGCGTGGCGCAGTGCCACGCCAACCGTGGCATGCGGGAGCGCCTGGGCTGCAACGGCTGCACTCAGGCCCCGGAGGTGGACCGCGGCGCGGAGCCGAGCCTGACCACGCTGGAGGCGCTGGTGGCGAAGCGTGTCGAGCAGCCCGCGGGGCGCCTCGGGCCGCAGGCGCTGCCGGAGGACTCGCCGATGGCGAGCGCTGGTATCGGGGCCGAGGAACGCAGCGTGGAGATCGGGCGCCAGCAGCGTGAGCGGCAGGCCGTGCGCAAACAGGCGGCGCGTGTCCCGCCGGTGGAGCGCACCGCGCCGCCGCCGCTGCCCGAGGAACCGCGCCCGGAGCCGGTTCACGAGGGGGGGGCTCAACGCGAGCCGGCGCCTGCGGCGAAGGGGGCCCACCGGGCAATTCCGCCCGGCTCGTCGCCGCCGGTGCCGCGCCGCATCGTGCGGCTGTTGCGCGACCTGGCCGCGCGCAGGATCGGCCTGCCGGCAGCCGTGGCCCGCGCGCGCACGCTGCTGAAAACCACGGGGCGCGTCGTGCCCCGCGACTCCTGGGAGGGCCTATGAGAGCTGTGGACGTGCTGGAGCGGGTGCTCGTGCCCGTGGTGCTGCTGGCGGTGGGCGTGGTGGTAGTGCAGTCGCACGCGATCCCGTACTGGCAGGGGGCGATGGGGCCGGTGGTCGGCGTGCTCGGCTCGCTGGGGGCGGAGCTGGTGGGGCTGTACCTGGTCTACCAGCCGGGGCGCCTGCCGCGCTGCATCGGCCTGCTGCTGGTGGGGCTGATGGTGCTGGTACCGGCCTGGGTGATCTGCGGGCCGGAGTACCGCGCCTGGCGGGAGGCGGAGCGCGCCATGCAGGACGCCGTCACTCTGCAAGCGCAGGCCCCGGTGCTGCTGGAGGCCCTGGCGGGGGAAATCGCCTCGGTGGAAGCGTCCCTGCGCGAGGACGAGGCCAAGAGCGCCACGCGCGCGGGCTGGCTCGGCGAGCTGGAGCGGCAGCGTCACGCGCTGACAGAGTTGCGCACCGAGCGTCGGCGCCTGCTGGCGGCGCGCGACGCGCCCCCGCCCGCCGGTTACGACGCCTGGCAGGCCGTGCCCACGGTGCTGCCGGTGGTGGGCCTGCTGCTCGCGTTCCAGCTCGTCAACGCCTACGCGGCGCTGCGCGTGTCCGGCTACCGGCATGGACAGGGTGTGCCGGTTACGCCACACCACCCGCCCCGGGAACCGGTTACTCACCCCCAGGTAACCACTCCCGCACCAGCGGTTACTTCCACCCAGGTAACCACCCCTGAACCACCGGTTACCCCGCAAGTAACCAGCCTTCGCGCGGAACCGGTTACTCCTCCGCGAGCGGGTAACCACCCGCCCCAGGAACCGGTTACGAATAACCGGTTACCCCCGCCACCGGTTACGAGTAACCACCTCTCCGAGCTGGAGCTGAAACGCCTGCTGCGGATCGTGCAGCAGGGCATCCGCGAGCACGGGCTAAACGGCCTGGCGCGCAGGGTCAAGGTCAACAAGCGCTACCTGTGGCTGCTGGCCAATCACGAGGTTCACACCCGCGAAGGCAAGGCGACACTTTCCGAGGCCGCGCTGGCGAAGCTCGCCCAGCACTTCCTGGAGGGTGCGGGGCGCGCGGCTCAGCCGGGCTAAAACTGTTGCGGTTCCGCAGGTAGACCTGCCCCGCCAGTCCCCGCATGGTTCGGGGCATGGACCACGCCATCCCCGTCAATCCCTCCATCGTGTGCGTTGCGTTGAACGCCGCCGCCTCCCCCGGGGGTGGCGGCGCCTCTTCGCCGGAGCTGGCGTTCGTGCTCGGCGCGGAACTGGCGCTGGGCGCGGAGGGCCAGGCCCCCAACTGGGTGGAGCTGCTGCCGGCGGGCGATCCGCTGGTGTCTCCGCGGGACGGGCGTAAATGGAGCAACCCCAATCCCGCCGCCGTGCTGGCCGAGACGATGACGCGGGGGCTGCTGCCCCTGGCCGTAGACCTCGACCACGCGAGTGAGATGGACGCGGTGCAGCGCCAGGGCCAGTCGGCTCCGGCGGCCGGGTGGATCGAGGAGTTGAGCCTGCGCAATGGGGCGATCTGGGGGCGGGTGGTCTGGACGACCCGGGGCGCCGCGCTGGTGGGCTCTCGCGAGTACCGCTACCTGTCACCGGCATTCGCCATCACGGGCGACGAGCGGCGCGTGCTCTTCATCAGCTCCGCAGCCCTTGTGAACAAGCCCGCTTTCCCGCAGCTCGCGCTCAATTCCGCAAGCCACGAGGACACGATGGACGAGAAGGAACGCAAGGCGCTGTGCGCCGCGCTGGGCCTGGCCGAGACGGCCACGGGCGCGCAGATCACGGCCTCCGCGCAAAAGCTCAAGACCGAGCACACCACGGCGCTGGCCGCCGCGCAGACCCCGCCGCTGAACTTGTTCGTGCCCCGCGCCGATCACGACGCCGTGGTGGCGAAGGCCGCCGCCGCGGAGAGCAAGCTGGCGGAGCACGTCAAGGCCGGACTGGAAGCGGAGATCGAGGTGGAGATCAGCAAGGCGCTGGAGGCCAAGAAGATCACCCCAGGCACGGCGGGCTACTACCGCGCCATGTGCGCCCAGGAGGGCGGCCTGGACAAGTTCAAGGAGTTCGTCGGGAAGGCTCCGGCGCTGGTGCCCGACCAGATGGTGACGGGCGACCCGGGCAGGGGCGGGGCCGGCACGCTGACGCCGGAGGAGCGCGCGGTCTGCTCCGCCACGGGCGTGAGCGAGAAAGACTTCCTGCTGGCCAAGGGCGCCGCGGCGTAGGCCCAGCGCCTCCCACACAGCCTCTCACACACCGTACCGGACGAGCTGACCACCATGACGCTGACCGCAGACCGACGCACCGCCTACCGCGCTTACGAAGACCTGGCGTTCCCCGTGGCCGCCGGCGGAGTGATCTTCGCGGGCGCGCTCACGGCGCTCAACGCCACCGGCTTCGCCACCAAGGGCGCGACCAGCGCCGCGCTGCACGCGGTGGGCGTCGCGCAGGAGCACGTGGACAACACGGGCGGCGCCGACGGAGACAAGGTCGTGCGCGTGCGCGTGGGCGCGTTCCGCCTCGGCAACAGCGGCGGCGGCGAGGAGATCGCCCGCACCGAGATCGGCCAGACCTGCTTCATGGTGGACGACGAGACGGTCGCCAAGACCAGCAACGGCGGAGCGCGCAGCGCCGCCGGCCTGGTGGTGGACGTGGACGAGCACGGCGTGTGGGTCTTCGTCGGATACGGCCCGGTCAGCTCGCCCGAGGGCGCGCTGCTGGCCGCCAACAATCTGGACGACGTGGCGGACGCCCCGACCGCCCGCGCCAACCTGGGCGCCAACAAGGCGGCCTTGCAACTCAAAGCCGCCGACCTGGTGGGGGGCAATGCCGCGGTGTACCGGGTCGTGTCGCCCGTCGCCGGAGTTATCAAGAAAATCTACTCGGTGCTGAGCGCCGCGCTGGCGACCGGCAACGCCACACTGACCGGCCGGATCGGCGCGACGCCGATCACCAACGGCGTCGTCACCATCACCCAGGCGGGCTCGGCGGCGGGCGACGTGGACGATGCCACTCCATCAGCCGCGAACGTGGTGGCGGTCGGCGACGTGATCAGCGTGGTCGTGGGCGGCACCAATGACGACGCGGACGCCGAGGCGGACGTGACCGTCTACATCGAGACGTAAGAGCACCGGCGGGCGGAAGCCTGCCTCACTGGAGCGCAGACCATGACCAACACGCTGTACCGCGCGGGGCTCGCGTTCGCGGCCCTCATGCTCGCCGGCGCCGTGCTGATGCTGTTCGCCGCCGCGGCGTCGCCGGCGCCGGCGCCCACCCTGCTGCTGGACATGGGCGCGTCGGGCTGGGCGCCGGAGCTGCTGATCGGCGGGATGATCGTCAATCAGGCATCCTTGTCGGCCATGTTCGTGGCGTTCCGCGCGAACTACCAGGAGGGGTTCAAGAGCTTCCAGGCGCAATCCAAGTGGGCGCGGATCGCGCAACGGGTGCCGTCGAACACGCGGGAGAACCTCTACGCCTGGCTGGACCAGTGGCCGGAACTGCGCGAGTGGTTGGGTGACCGGGTTATCAAAGCGCTGAGGGCCAACGGCTACCGAGTCGTCAACCGCAAGTTCGAGAGCACCGTGGAGGTGCCTCGCGACGACATCGAGGACGATCAGTACGGGGTGTTCAGCCCGCTGTTCACGGCGATGGGGCTGGCCGCCGCGCAGCACCCGGACCGGCTGATGTTTGATCTGTTGGCGCGGGGCTTCGACGACCTGTGCTACGACGGGCAGCCGTTCTTCGACACCGATCACCCCCTCCAGGACGCCAACGGCCAAACCGCCGTGGTGAGCAACATGCAGGCGGGCGGCGGCCCGGCGTGGTTCCTCTTCGACACCATGAAGGCGCTCAAGCCGCTGCTGTTCCAGGTGCGGCGCGAATACGACCTCAAGACGATGACCGCTCCCGGCGACGAGGGAGTGTTCATGCGGGACGCCTACCGCTATGGCGTGGACGCGCGGGTGGAGGCCGGATTCGGCTTCTGGCAGCAAGCCTTCGGCAGCAAGGGCACGCTCGATCAGGCCAACTACAAGGCCGCGCGCGCCGCGATGATGAGCTTCAAGAGCAACGAGGGTCGCCCGCTGGGCGTCATGCCCAATCTCCTGGTGGTGCCCCCCGCGCTCGAAAGCGAAGGATTGGAGCTGCTCAACGCCGAACGCAATGCCGCCGGCGCGACCAACGTGTACAAGGGCACCGCCGAACTGCTGATGGTTCCCTGGCTGGCCGCGTAGCCGTCACCGAATGCCCCACTGACGGGGCACGCGCCGGGGGCGGGTACGGCTGACCGCCCCCGGCGACTTCCCGAGAGGAATCGATGCTCCGCACCACCTCCAAGCGTTCACCCGGGCATCACCGCGGCGGCGCGTTCCACAGCGCCAAGGGCAGCGAGTGGCCCGAAGAGCGTTTCACGCCCGACCAGCTTGAGCAGCTCCGGGCCGACCCGTTCCTGCTGGTGGAAGTGGGCGTGGAGGGCGAGCCCTCGGGCCAGCCGCCCGCGCGGGCGCTACCCGCCGCCGGTGCGGCGGAGGACGCAAAGCGCAAGGCCGACCTGGACGCGCGGGAGAAGGCGCTGGAAGAGCGCAGCGCCACGCTGGAGCAAGCCGGCGCCGCACTGGAGAAGGCGGAAGCAGCGCTGGCTGCACGCGGGGCCTTGCTGGAGCAGAACAGCGCCGCCCTCGACAAGGTGATGGCCGACGAGGCGTTCCGCGCCATCGCCCATCGCTACGCGGTCAAGCGCGTGATGGAGGGCAAGCAGGAGGGCGACCTCACGAAGGATGGACGCCCGACGACGGACGCCATCGAGCGCGAGGCGCTGGGCATACCGATTACCGCCAAGGAGCGCGACGCGCTGGTCGAGGAGCTGGCCGCCGCGTAGGAACGCAACGCCCGGCGCCGGGGCGCCTACCCACCCGGCTCACCACAAGGGCAGCGCGGGGCGCAGACCGCGGGTGCGGCGGCTGCGCTCCAACCCCATCCACGTGCCACGGACGGCATGAGCTACGCCGGCGAAGCCGACATGATCGCAGCCTACGGCGCGGACGCGCTGATCGTGGCCGCCGACCGCGACGGCGACGGCGTGGCGGATGCGGGTGTGATCGAGGCGGCGCTCGCCGCGGCCACGGCGGAGCTGGACTCGTACCTGAGCACCAAGTACCCCGTTCCGCTGGCCGCGCCCGTGCCCGCTGTGGTGCGGGACAAGGCCGTTGACATCGCCCTGTACAAGCTGTCCCAGCGGCCCGGCGCCATGACGGACGAGATCAAAGACCGCTACGAGAAGGCCCTGGCCTGGATGCGCGACGTGAGCCGCGGTGTGGTGATGCTGGGCCACACGCCGGGGCCTGTGTCCACGGGCGGCGGGGGCGTGCAGCTCGTCAGCGGGGAGCGGCGCTTCACACGCGACACGCTGAAGGGGGCCTGATGGCCGGCGCGCACCTGACCGTGGACACGCGCCAGATCGAGGGCGCGGCGGAGCGCAT